CTGTAAAATCTTCAAAGAGAGTGAACTAGAGAAAGCACGGAAGTTTGTTGAAAACCTGCGCAATGATGCAGATAACATTGCGATAGTTCATATCCACTGGTAGGAGGTGCGTATGACAACCCTGGCTTACAAGAACGGGTTCCTTGCAGCAGACAGGCTGGTCACACCAGACCGGGGCTTGTGCACCAAGATCGGTCGCAACCCAAACGGTGACATAGCTGGTATCTGTGGGAGCCTTGCCTTGGGCCAGAAATGGATGCGTGCTTTCGTCTCTGACGCTGATGAACTTCCAAGCCTAGTTTCTGTCAATGGTAAGGATGAACACGGTTATGCGCTTATCATACGCAAATCTACGGGGGCCGTGGAGTTCATGGAGCCAGATGGGCTGGTGCATTTTGAGGCACCGTTTTATGCCTACGGATCGGGGTCGCACTACGCCTTGGCAGCGATGGAAGCCGGGGCGTCTGCCAAGAGGGCTGTTGAGATAGCAGCCAAGTATGACCCGACAACTGGGTCTGATGTGGAGGTATTACGGCTTTGACAAACAACCCTTGCAATGATACTGAAATCTATATCGCCCGAGAGCAACTGCGTGTCCTTTATGATGAAATGGACGCCAAGTTCCAACAACTGAAACACATCCAGACACGTATCACTAGTCTTGAGAACCGTATCTATCAGCTTCAACACAGCCAACAGCAAGAGAAGGAATAATCACTAGTAGCCATGAACACGCCCCCGTTTCGTTCCACGTTCAGTGAAGACATTTTCAATTACAAATACAGGCATAAAGGTGCAGAGACGTGGGGTGAACTAGCCAGCACGCTTGTTGAAGACGTGTGTCGTGACTTTGTTCCAGCAGACGTAAAGGAAGCGATCCGAGACATCATTGCTACGATGAAGTTTATTCCCGGAGGACGCTATCTTTACTACGCCGGTCGCCCTTACAAAGCCTTCAATAACTGTTTCCTGTTAAGGGCCGAGGCCGATACTCGCGAAGATTGGGCGGAACTCTCCTGGAAATCGGAGTCCTGTCTTAGCACTGGTGGTGGTATCGGTATCGACTATTCTATCTACCGCCCTCGTAACTTCAAGCTGAACCGCACAGGGGGCCTTGCCTCTGGTCCTGTGTCCAAGATGCGAATGATTAACGAGATTGGGCGTGAGGTTATGCAAGGGGGTTCGCGTAGGTCCGCTATCTACGCCTCTCTGAACTGGCGTCACCCCGATGTTAACGAGTTCATGTCAGCAAAGGATTGGCACTCGATGCCAGCGGGCACAAGTGGGTTGACTTTAGGACAGTTAAAGGAACAGGACTTTAACTTCCCGTGTCCACTGGATATGACCAATATCTCACTGAACTACGATAACGCTTTTCTCTCGGAACTACTTGAGGGAGAGGGGCAGTTGCCTAAGACTTTCCTTGAGAACTGCAAGCAAGCAGCCAAGACCGGCGAACCCGGTATGTCATTTAACTTTGGTTCAAAGGAAAATGAGACGTTGCGTAATGCCTGTTGTGAAGTTGTGTCCGAAGATGACAGCGACGTTTGCAACCTAGGTTCAGTCAACATGAGCCGCATTGACTCAAAGGAAGAAATGTATCGTGTCTCCTATCTCGGTGGTATCTTTCTTTTGTGCGGGACTATGGTAGCAGACCTTCCTTACCCAAAGGTCAAGAAGGTTCGAGAGAAGAACCGCCGTCTTGGTCTTGGTCTTATGGGTGTCCATGAGTGGCTTATTTCCAAGGGCTATCGCTACGAAGTAAACGATGAGTTCAAGGAATGGCTAGGTGAGTGGAAACGTGGCTCTGAGGTTGGTGCAAAAGAGTTTGCGACCAAGCTATCTATCAGCACGCCTGTCGCGTTCCGCGCTATTGCTCCTACCGGGACCATCGGCATTATGGCTGGCACCACGACTGGTATCGAGCCAGTGTTTGCTGTCGCCTACAAGCGGCGATATTTGAAGAACGGCAAAGATTGGGCCTACCAGTATGTTGTTGATTCGTCAGCCAAACAGCTAGTTGAAACTTACGGTGTCAATCCTGAGTCTATTGAAAGTGCTGTCGATTTGGCTAAGGATTATGAACGGCGTATCAAGTTCCAAGCTGATGTCCAGGATTATGTTGACATGGCTATCTCCTCAACGATCAACCTCCCTGCGTGGGGTTCCAAACACAACAACGAGGACACTGTCACTGGGTTCGCCAAGACACTCGCACACTACAGCCCCAGACTGAGGGGGTTCACAGCCTATCCTGATGGCTCAAGGGGTGGACAACCGCTTACTTCCGTGCCATATCACGAGGCCCACAATCAGACGGGTGTCGAGTTCATGGAACATGATTCCTGTAAGGGTGGTGTCTGCGGCATCTAAAAGACGAACTAAAAAGACAGGGGGTATCAAGGATATTGACTTTCTTGATTCTTCGTGCGAACAAGGTATCTGTCCCATTCGTTAAACATGACCGTCTACTATAAGGAACCACATGACCGCTTACTACAACGAGCACGACCCGAAGGCGGCGGCATGGCTGCGCGAGCTGATCGCGCGCGGCCACATCGCACCCGGCGTCGTCGATGAACGCAGCATAGAGGATATTACCGCCGATGACCTTGCCGGATTTGTTCAATGCCACTTCTTTGCCGGGATCGGCGTCTGGTCCTACGCCCTCCGCCTCGCCGGATGGCCCGACGACCGCCCGGTCTGGACCGGATCATGCCCATGCCAGCCTTTCAGCACGGCAGGCGAAGGCGGCGGGTTTGATGACGAGCGGCACCTATGGCCCGCATGGTTCTGGCTCATCGAACAGTGCCGTCCTCGTGTCGTGTTTGGCGAGCAGGTTTCGAGTAAGGACGGCCTCGGCTGGCTCGACCTTGTATCGTCTGACATGGAAGGAGCGGGTTACGCCATCGGGGCGCTTGATTCCTGCGCTGCGGGCGTCGGCGCTCCGCACATCCGGCAGCGGCTCTACTTCGGAGCGGAGCGGCTGGCCGACGCCGACGCGCAACACCTACGGGGAGGATTACGACCGCGAGATGGCGAGACGAGCGCGGCTCAAGATGGATTATCGGAACGGCAATGGCGCCGGGATGACGACGGCTCTTGTGGCGCATTTGGCTGGCTGGCCGACGCCACGGACCAGCGACACGAACGGGGCGGGGCTGCACGGGGATGGCGGGATGGATTTACGGACCGCAGTAACATTATCGGGCTGGCCGACGCCGACGACGCGGGACTGGAAGGACGGCGGGAACCCGGACGTGAATGTGCCGATCAACGCGCTGCTCGGCCGGACGGCATGGCTCGCGGGCTGGCCGACGCCGACGACGCAAGACGCAGCGAGAGGCAACGGAACGATACGCCCGCACGATACTGGAATACCTCTACCTCAACGTGTGGCGATGATCGACTTGAACGAACCGGCCAGACTAACGGCTTCTGGCGATCTGCTGATTGGCTCCGATGCCGGGATGACAGGTGGAGGCCAGTTGAACCCGGCACATTCCCGCTGGCTCATGGGGTTGCCGCCAGAGTGGGACGACTGCGCGGTTACGGGAATGGCCTCGTTGCCCCGCACGCCGCGACGTTCATCACCTCGTTTGAAGAAGCACTCCGACAAGTAGGAGATTAGGTTGTGAAAGTAAAGATTGGAAACTACCCAAAGAACGGTTAAGGTCGCAAGGTCTTTGTTGAAGTAAGCGAGCACGATACTTTCAATCTAGATGCAACACTTGCTGAGATTATTCTTCCCGCTCTCAAGAAATACCTTGAGGTGTCAGACAAGTTGATCAATCTGGACGAACCTATGTTTTCAGGTGGTTTGACAAAGAGACAAGCTGTGACGGAGTGTATTTGGGTGTTCAACGAAATAACTACATATGCCGAGGAGGAAAAGATAATTGATCTATCTATTGGATGCTTTGACTTGCTTCAACCTAACCTGACTTACCTCGAAGAAAGAAAACAAAAGGCTCTTAACCTGTTCGCTGAAATCTACACCAGCCTTTGGAACTAGTCCTATGGAAGCAGCCACATTACACACCATCGCAAAGATGTTTGCCCACTACCGTTCCCTCAAGGACTGGGACGGGGTGGACGCCACGAAACAGCTTGTTCCTTACGGAGCCATTGTAGTTCTTGGAAACATCTATGAGGACGGGGTAGAGTTCAAGATCAGGAACACGGGCGCTATCAAGGACCAGTTTTACTACGACAAGGACGGCAACCTTGTTGACACTCCCTCTCGCAAGACGATCTTTGCCGCCGTCACAGGAGCCGTGCCATCGTGAGTTCTGTAAAACTTATCGCCAAGACAGTCCCGGTTGACAAAGGTATTTGGACTGAGGATTTCACGGCTTACGTGGCTCGTGTGTCCAACCCGGAGAACCAAGCCAACACGGAGACAGCCCCTCGTCTCCTTCGGTATCTCATCAAGCACCACCACTGGTCCCCGTTCGAGCACACTTACCTGTCATTCGAGATTAACACCACGCGGGACATTTCACGCCAGATACTACGGCACAGGACACTCGTGTTCCAAGAATACTCGGGGCGATATTCTGCCATGCCTTCCGACATGGAGGAACGGGAGTGTCGCCTTCAAGACCCAAAGAACCGCCAAAACTCCCTTGCTACATTCGATGAGGAAATCATCAATGACTGGAAGTTCGTCCAGCAACAGACGTGGGAGTCGGCCACAGGCTATTACCAGTGGGCTTTGGATATGGGCATTGCAAAGGAGCAAGCCCGTGCTGTGCTTCCCGAGGGGTTGACAAAGACTACACTTATCGCTACTGGTAACTTAAGATCGTGGATTCACTATGTCGAGATACGGGCGGCAAAGGAAACACAAAAGGAGCATAGACTGGTGGCAGAGCAGATCAAACAAATTATTTCCACGGACTTCCCAACCCTGAAGGAGGCTCTTGAGTGGTGAGCAATTCACGTTGGTACTGTGTGAGTGGTGTTTATGAAAGCACTCGCAACTACAAGAAACCAGGTGCGTTAAGTTGGTCTGAGGACAATCCTTACAGGGGTATTTACGATACCATACGTGAACACAAGATGTCAGAGGAACCGCTGTTTCCCTCGGTTCTGAAGACACAGGTTGGTGGTTCTCATTACGCCGATAACACTATTCAGCCTATCGAGTTTATTGCCAAGAACGACCAGTCGTTTATCATCGGTAACATCATCAAGTATGCTGTCCGTGCCGACAAGAAGAACGGCAAGGAAGATTTGAAGAAGTGTATCCACTACGCACAGATCGAACTGGAACTCAAATACGGAGTGAAATCAAAGGTAGAATATGACGACAAGTAAGACTGACAACATCCATGTGTTCATTGGATGCGATGACCTGCAACCTGAAGCGTTCAAGACTTGTGCTTATTCCATTAAACGTTGGACTGATAACAACGTTCACATTATTCCTCTGGCACACCGCACGCTACGTGAGGCAGGGTTGTTTGACCGGACGTGGCGAGTGACCGAGAGCGGAACTTGGGTAGACGAGAGAGACGGTCTGCCGTTCTCCACCACGTTCTCCCACCTCCGATTCCTTACCCCCAAGTATTTCGATTACCTTGGATTATTCAACGATACGAACAATCGGTGGGCTATCTTTGTAGACTCCGACTTCATCTTTCTCGACAACATCCGTGCCCTTATCGAGAACGCCGATGAACAAGGCAAACCCCTTTCCGTGGTCAAGCACAACTACGCAGGCAAAGGTAGCGTCAAGATGGACGCTCGTGAACAGGTGAACTACAATTGCAAACTGTGGTCCTCCCTTATGGTGTTCGATATGTGGAAGTGGAACTTCGATGATGAAGACCTAGACGTTAACAAGGACACGGGCCGTAGCCTTCACACGTTCGATTGGTATAAGCCGGGCCTTGAAGGCATCGGTTCTCTTTCCGAATCCTGGAACTTTATCCCCGACCACTCAGAAAAGACCACGCTTCACCCTAGCGCCATACACTTTACCGAAGGAACACCCTTGCACAAGGGTTATGAAGGTGTCAGGTATGGAGAGTTGTTTAAGCAAGCCTACCAAGGGATGCTTGCGGAACGGGCGCGGAGAGTGAACGATGGTTTATCGTAAATACGTTGAGTTTTTTACCACCATTCTTATTGGTGTGGGAATGATCCTTCTTCTGTCTGGTATGATCTGGACGCTTATCAGCGCCGCAGCAAAGGTTATCACTGGATGACCACTACAATTGTCACCTCGTTTAACAAGGCTATCTGGGACGGCCACGGCAAGCCTTGTGTCATGTCGTGGCTCAAACACATCAAAGGGAATTACAACCTCCACATCTACATGGATGGACGCCCGGCAAGCGACCTGCCGAGGGCAGATAACATCCGGTATTTCTTTCTCGATAACTACGCAGACTACACGAAGTTTCTTAGGGACACAGCAAACATGGGTGCTCCTCAAGGCGTTCCTCCTGAGCACCAGTTTCGGTTCCAGTTCCGTAGGTTTTGGCCCAAGGTGTTCAGTATTGCTAAAGAAGTCGCCCAAGTTGATGATGTTCTGTGGCTTGATGCAGACATTCTTGTGAACAAGGACTTCGATCTGACCGCCTTTTCAAAAGAACACTCAAAGATGTTTACGATCCTTGATCGAGGGGAGCCGTGGGGTTATTGCGATAGCGGTTTCATGTTGTTGAAGGAGCAAGGATTTGAACTTAGAGATTTTATCTCCAAGTTAGAGAATATTTACACAACCAAGACTATCTTTCAGTTTCGAGAATGGCACGATGCCTACCTGATTACACAGCTTCTCAAGATAACATTCGGGAAACAGACCTCGGATCAATATAAAGCCTTTGTCGAATCCCTTTGCGGCTTGTCGTCGTCTCTCCACCCCATTGAAGACTCCCCTTTAAAGGAGTATATGGTTCACCTCAAAGGCCAACGAAAGAACGAGGCATCGGAATGACCGGCTACAAACCCGAGACACAGAACCGTTGGGAACTGGACAGGTTCCTGGATTTCATCCGCAACCAGAAGATCAACCTCTATATGGAGATAGGGCTTTACTCTGGCTCCACGTTCAAGGAAGTTTATGATACGCTTCTGCGTGTCCATAACGGGGACCACACCAAGTTCAAGATGATCGGTGTCGATCTACCCACCAATGCGGACGCCTTTGCTGCTTGCTCGCGTGTGGTTGAGGCAATCCCTAACGCCTCTGTCTATTGGACTTCAAGCACTGACCCGGACACTGTTGAAAAGATTTACGAGGAATTGGCCGAGTTTTCTACTCAGCCGGAGGTGGCGTCTCTGATATTCATTGACGGGGATCATTCCTTTGCGCAAGCCAAGGACGATTACATGGCTTACAACCCTATGTTTCAGTTCGTGGCGTTCAACGATATTGATCCTCGCACGGTAGAACAGAACAAGCGTAAGCACGGTGGCCGGGACATTGCCACGGTCTATCACCTCTATGAAGGGTTGCGTATTCACTCGGAAGAAACGACTATCTGCGATGCGAGTGCCGAGAAGGCAAGGGGGATTGGGATTCTAGGTTATGGCAACAACGTTTAACGTCGTAACATTTCTTTGGCACGACCCGAAGGCTAAGCACACGGCTAACTTTTCCTATGGCCCGGATCACGTAAACAAGCTGTTCCGCCAGTTGGCAAAAGGGTTCGAGGCAAACGGCATTGAGGACTTCAAGCTGACAGTTGTGACGGACGCAAAGGACATCACTGGTTTCGATACGTCTATCCCAGGGTTCCAGCTTATCCCGCTCTGGGATGATTTCCGTGACATAGGCCGGTGCTTCACCAAGTTGAAGGTCTTTTCTCGGGAGCACAAGCACCCGGTCCACGGCGATGACATGCCTCGCAATGGG